TCGACAACATGCGGGAGGTCCTCGAAAAGGACGACGTCCTGGTCGCGGAGCACCTCACGCGGCACAAGCGGATCGTCACGATCACGCACGAAGAGGGCAAGGAGCGGAACGTCGGCGACATGACCCCGTTTCCCAAAGATACGGACGCGGACGGGGAGCTTTACTTCAAAACGGAGTATCTCGAGCTGCAGTTCGAGGACGTGCTGAAACCGGGCGACCGCGTGATCGTCGCGTCCATGAACGACGGGCAGGCTTTCGTGATACTCGATAGGGCGGTGAATTATGGCGTTATCTCCACTTAGGCCACCGGAGGAGCGTGCGGTAGAGGTCCCGGTGCAGGTCCAGCCTTCGCGAACGTACGCGCTCAACTTCGATACGGGCGAGGTCGGCGGGATCATCGACGGGGAGGCCGCGATTCGGCAGGCGATTCGCAAGGCGATCATGACCGCGAGGTTCCGGTACCTCATCTACGGCTATGAGCACCTCTACGGGTGCGAACTCGAGGACCTCATCGGGCAGGACTTGCCGATCGAGTTGCTCAACGCGGAGGTACCCCGGTTGATCTCCGAGGCGCTCCTCGTGGACGACCGGATTGAGGACGTGTATAACTTCACAATTGAACGCAAAGGAGACGGACTGTACGTCTCTTTTTTCGTGGACACGATGGACGGCGGAACAATTTCCGAGGAGGTGACGGTATAGAGTGGCATACGAGAATCAAACGAAGGACGCGATCCATCAACGGATGCTCGACGCGACCCCTAAGGACATCGATAAGCGTCCGGGCTCAATTACGTACGACTTAACGGGACCCGCCGCGATTGAACTGGAATCGGTGTATCTCGAGCTGGACGGACTACTCGATAAGGGGTTCGTTATCAAGGCGGATGGCACCGCCTCAACGTTCGGTGAATATCTGGACCGGCGAGTCGCAGAAATCGGGTTGACGCGAAAGCCATCCGTTAAATCAACGGGCCAGGTCACGTTCACCGGTCCGAACGGAACTACGATTCCCGCGGGCACCGAAGTCGCGACGGACGGAGAGAACCCGGTTTATTTCGTTACAACCGCTGCCGGAACGATCACGAACGGGACCGTAACGGTGGCAGCCGAAGCGAAGGTCGGGGGTATGAACGGGAACATAAACGGGGGAGCAGTCAAGATTGTTCTCGGCGATCTCGCCGGAATCGTAACGGGAACCAACGTCGCTCCGTTTACCGGCGGAGTGGACACCGAGTCCGATGACGATCTGTTAAAGCGCTACCTCGATCGAGTTCGGAAGCCCGCCACGTCCGGAAATGCGAATCACTACCGTCAATGGGCGTTGGAGATCGCAGGTATTTCCGACGCGAAGGTATACCCGATTTGGAACGGGCCGGGAACCGTTAAGGTAGTTCTCCTTGACGCGGATAAGACGGCGCCGGACGCCGCGAAAGTAACGGAGGTTACGAGCTATATCGAGTCTCAGCGTCCGGTCGGCGCGACCGTTACAGTCGTTGGGGCGACAGAAGTACCTATAAACGTTTCTGTAAAGGTAACGTTGAAAGCGGGATCTACTCTCTCACAGGCACAGACGCAGATTACCGATGGTTTGCGATTGTATCTAAAAACGCTCGCCTTTGTTGACCCGGTCGTGAGGTACTCGCGAATTGCTAACGTTATCCTCGACGCGGACGCGGTGCTGGACTATTCGAACCTGACGTTGAATGGCGGAACCACGAATATCTCAATAACTGACGGTAGCGTAGCGGTCGTCGGGACGGTGAGCGTGACGTGAGTGTGATTCGGGACATTCGTAAGGATATGGGCGACTCCATCCCGCAATACTACGGCGATTCGAGAGTAGTCGCGAACATTCTTGATCGAGAGGCCGCCGAGATTGAAGCGTTGAACGCCGAGGTTAAGGCCGTTCTCGATCAGTTTTTTATTGATACGGCTACTTACGGACTCGCACGATGGGAGAAAATCTGCGGGATTCCTACGGACGAGTTGAAGCCGATTGAACAGCGCAGGTCCGTCGTGAAGTCGAAGATTCGGGGTGTCGGAACGGTTACGGTGGAGCTGATTAAAAACGTGGCCAAGGCGTACGCGAATGGGGAAGTGGATGTAACGGAGGATCCCGGTAACTATACGATCAAGGTAACGTTTATCGGTACACGCGGAACACCCCCGAACTTGCAAGATATTCAAAACGCGCTTCGAGAGATAATTCCAGCTCATTTAGCAGTTAACTTTCAGTTTACGTATTTACGGTGGGAAGAGTTAGACGGGTACGGTTTGACATGGGACGCGTTGGATGTAAAGAGACTTACGTGGGACCAATTCGAGATATATAAACAGTAGGGAGTGAGATAATGCCGGACTTAACACCAAGACTCGGGCTTAAAAAACCACTAGGCAATGAGAATGTGACTCGCGCGGCGTATAACGAGAACCTGGACATTGTTGACACGAATGCTGCAAAAAAAACCGACCTTGACTCCCACGTTGCGGATTCTATCAAGCATATCACCGCCGCGGAGCGGTCGGCATGGAACGCAAAATTAAGCAACACGATTAACCAAGACATTCAAATGACAGGTGACTTCGAAATCACCGGAATGGTAACCGAACGCTCAGCATACGCCAATATCCACCACAATCTCGCTTCATTTAAAGGTCTAACATCTCCAGAAACTGGCTGTATTGTCCTTGAAACCGCCATACCATTTGGTACGTCCGTTATGGGCATGGTGGAGATAGATATTTACGAATATAACACAACAACCACCGTATCAAAATTAGTTGTCGGTTTCTATAGTGGGAACGCCGGGGCGGTACAGGTTAGTCAGCAGGGCCATGTACTGATTGGGAACCGGAGACTACGCGTTCGTCTGGCCAACAAGTCGGGAAAGGTTGCTATCATCATTGGCGAGACTACCGACTCCTTCTCATATCCACAAGTAGTAGTAAGCAAAGCGACATTGACGTACTCGAACCTATCTAACATGACGTATCGTGAGGGATGGTTGATTACCAATAAAGTCATCGATCTAACTCCTTACGTCAATCAAGTGGAATCCACGGATCGGACTGGATTGGCCCTAAAGGCAGATTTTGATGCTCACATTGGGTCGGGTGGTGCCTCTCACGCCGTAGCCACAACCACCGCCGCCGGGTTTATGAGTGTCGCCGACTACACCAAGTTGCAAGGAATCCAGGCCGGGGCAGAAGTGAATCAAAGCGCATCAGGATTTTGGTCGGATACAACCACTCAAGTTGCGCCGAATACGACTTACACAAAAACAATCCCCGTTGGCTTTACCGGAAAGAAAGGGCGGCTTGTCGTTCGGCACGGTTCAACCAACACCTGGGCAACCGTATATTTCAGTACCGATTCGACAAAAGCGACGTCGGTAGAGGTAACGAGTACACCCGCATCCCGTTTTTACTCGAAAGCGCTAGGTGACGCCAGATTAGGATCAAGCAACACCTACATCAGTGAAGGAGTAAACGCAAGCGCAACAGGCTTGACCGATGTTTATATTTCGGGTTCTAACCTTATCATCGTATTCAGAAACGGGGCTAGTGCCTCGACGGCGACTCTTAGCGTTGGCGCATGTTATTGGGAGGTGGAAGGATGAAATTTGTAGTCTATCGAAAGTCCGATTTCCAAATAATGTCTACTTCGATTGAAACGCCTGACGAAAGCTATTCTCCGCGATGGGAGATTGAAAACAACGTAATTCCTAACCACGGGGGCACGATCGATGACTATGGGTATGTGGAGGTAACCAAAGAACAATATGGGCAGATGGTAGAAGGGGAATGCTCGGTACAATTGGTTAAAGGTATCCCCACCTTCGTCACAGCGGACATTAAATTCGCACAACCGCCTAGCAAACTGGAACAGTTGGAAGTCGAACTGCAAGCACTGAAAGAAGAAAACGCCAAACTGAAAGATGAGAACGTTTACCTGAGATCACGGGATACGATCATGCAAGACGACGTGAGTTTCATCTTGGAAACGCTGGTCGCAAACGGCTTGACATAAAAACAGGAGGGGTCCACATGGCAGAAACACTGAGAGAACGACTGGTGCGCGGGTACGCGTATCAAATTTACATCGATGGGTACAAACGCTTTTCCGACATCAATGCCACGTACCACGAAGAGATCAAGCAGTACGCCGCAGCAAATTTTACGCTACAACAGATAGACAGCGCACTTGCTCGCGGGTGGTTGACACAACAGGAATACGATGACACCGTCGGATACATCCCGGCGAGTTAATATAAAGGCGGTGTAACCGATGGGAGACGATGTAAAGGAGCTCATCAAGCAAGCGATGGACATTCGCGAGTGGCTTGCGCGGCTGGACACGAAGCTCGACCGATTGGAGGACGTGAAGGCCACCGCGGAGGAGGCGAACAACCGCGCACGGGAGGCGCTGGCCTTGGCGCAGGAGAACGCGCGGGACGTGTCCGAAATGAAAACGAACGACCGATGGAAGTGGGGCGCGATCGTCACGCTGGCCGCCTCGATCCTCGGCGCATTCCTGACGAAATAGAACGGAGGCGTAACGTATGCGCACGTTCCTAAACGATAAGGACGGGGTCAGCGAAAAGGACTATCTCCTGCTCGCGGCGACCACCGTCTTTTTCCTTTTCGTGGTGATCGGGCTCGTTCTCGT